TTTGGGTAGAGCGGCGGGGGTGGGACAGGATACGTTCGATACCCAAGAGCCGAGCCGGTTTGTTGTACCATAATCGGCGTTTCTCGGGCAACTTGCTGGTATATCGGCCTGCCGTATCGAGTGGTTCGGACAATGAACTGAGGCCCGCCAGAGCCTTGCCAGCTGGTTGTCTGGTCGAACTCGACAACGTTATTCTGCCCGCCTGCGGCACCGCCTCCACCGCCGTCGATGTCGTACGAAGCCTGAACCTCAATGCTGTAATTCCGAAACGTCGTGTACTCGGCACCATTCTGAAATGGATAGACGATTGCCGTGGCGACAACGCCCGATACCGTATCGCTGCTTCTCAGATAGTGAGCGGTCTGGTTGTAATTATCGTCAAGCAAGTATATGTCTTGCCCGCCCTTTGCGTACGCCGCTTCAAGGGCTTGAATCTTCGTCGTCAAGTCGCTGACTGAATTTCCGTTGAGCTGGCCTTGAATCTGCCAAGTCTCGGTCCCGCCAACAGGGAATCCGCGTTCGTTGATTTTACGACGCTTGGAAATAACGACAGCCGCTTCGTCGACCGCGTGAGTGTAGTTTCCGAATCGAAGGTACATTATCGCGAGCCTCCGCCCATTCGCTTGTTTTGAAGGTCTTCCTCTGTCATGTTGGTCGCGGTTGCTCTCGAAGCGTTTTCAATCGCCTCTTTGATTGCAACCTCGACTTGCTTGTTGCGTTCGTCAAGCAGGCTCCGAAGAGCGGGCTCGAGTGTTTTGATAAGCTCGTCGATTTCCTTGTCGGCCTTATTCTCGAGCGATACAACGATATTCTGTGCAATCTTGACGTCGGCTTTTAATTCACGAGCCTCGGTGCCGTATAAATCAGAGCCGAACTGTGCATCAGATATGTCTTTGTTGATTCGGTCCCAAGTATCCTTCGCACCGGGCATTCCGCTGGTACGCCGCATTGCCTCCCGCTCTTTCGCCTCTTCAACTGCTTTGCGGAGTGCTTCGTTTGTAGCGAGGCCGGATTGCTCGAGGGCCATCGCCTCTCGGTAGTTCAACTCACCGCCGCCCTCGGCTTTTTGTCTTGCTGCAAACCCGCGGCGAACCTCTCCGGGCTTTGAACCGAGAACAGCGTCAGTGACTGCCTTCTTTTCTCTCTTCGCGTCTTCGACGAGAGCCTTGAAAAACTCAGACTCTTGCTGTGCCATCTGCTGGCGTGTCTTCAGGATATCCAAGTCCTGCCTAGCAGCGTCCATCTTAATCTGCTGCTGAAGACGCTGCATGTCGATGATACGCTGGATGTTTTGAATCTCTTCTTCAGCAGCTTTCTGGCGAAGCTGGGCGGCTTGCTCGCGACCTCCCTCTATATGCTCCATGCTGTCAGCACTACCGCGAAGAAAATGAGACGCTCGAGTGCTCGCTGCAGCCTGACCTTCCATTGCTGCTAATTGATTCTTTTTTGAACGCCAACCCATCCCGGCAACCGCGTCAGCCGTCCCGGTAAGATTACTCGCGTCTCTCGCGAACCGCTCGCCGACGGTCGTTCTTGAATTTATCTGCTCGTTGTAGAGTATCCGCGTGACGTCGTTCTCAAGCGGCCGGCGTCTTTCCATTTCCTCGGCACGTCTTCGCGAAGCCTGCTCAGAGCTTCTCGCACTCCAAGCCTCGCCAACCGCACCAGTCAACGTCTCTCCGGAGGTCGCGTAATTAAACGCCTCCCCGGCAGCAATGCCACCGGCAATGCCAGCAACAAGTAAACCGCCAGTTCCTGTTGCAAATGTCCCGATGCCACGCATAGCAGAGCCGGCCCATCTAGCCGCTCTCCCTGCCATTCCTTTTGCTCGCCCCCACCATCCGCCTCCTGCAGGCCCGCCGCCACTGCCACCACCCGGGACTGATGGTCCGCATGACTGTGCCTTGCACACCGCAGCCTCGCTTATCGCAAGTGCCGCGTTAATTCCAATGGTTGCTGTCTTGACTTTTTTGAGTGCCTCTAGTGCACCTGTTATCGACTTGTAGACCCCGTGTATCCCGTGGAGTGCCTGAGACACTGACTCGATTGCTGCAAACCACTGCATCCACTTCTTGACAGTTGCATCGTCAGTGTCCATCGCAGCGGCGTACGCAAGTGCGGCAGATTTCGCTAGGCTTGTCAGGCTTTGGAATCCGGTCATAAGTGAACCGAAGAATTTCTGATACGCCTTGTTCTTCGCGGTAGTGTGCCGCTCGACTTCGCGTGCTGACTTCTCGATAGCGTTGTTGATTTTTTCGTAAGTACGAACGCCAGTCTCGGCAGTTTTCTTTAGCGAGTCATCGAGCTTGTTAGTTTCGTCGTTGAAACCGGACAGCTCAGAGCGGACATCCTTTAAGCGTCCCTCTAGTTTTTCTAGCTCTGCAGTAGCCGCTGACGCCTTGCTGTGCTCGGAAGCAGCCTCTCGACCGAACTTCTCGCTAACATTACTGAATCCGCTAAAGGCTCTTTTATTTTCAGATGCTTCGGCAGCTCGCTTTTCTGCATCCGCCCTTACCTTTATTAGCCGAATCCGCTCTTGCTCAAGTGCGGCTTCTTGCCGAAGCAATTCCTTCCCACGAGCGTTATTCGCCTCTTGGAGCTGACCGATATCCCTCATTTCGGTCTTTACTTTTTCAAGATTAGCATGAAGCCTGCCGAACTCCGAACCGTTCGACGAGGCCTCCGCCAGCTTGATAATTAAATTCAGCTCTTTATCCACTGGGCACCGCCTTTACGATGTTTGCGACTTGCTGGGCGAGCTTCTCTTGCTTGTCGCGTTCGACCAAAATGTCGATGAGTGCGAGGCGATGAGAAAGCCATTCGCTCGAGCGTTGCTCTTCCGTAAGGCACGTTCCGCTGGTCGCCTTAACTTTGCAGTAGAGATTGTAAAGGTCGCGGTTCGGTTCAGAAAGCTCATAGTTATGAGCCTCGTCTGGCGACTTTTTCGGGCAACTCCAGCAAGGCGGCGGGCCTGTCCGCTCAATCGGCTTCCCGTGTCGAAACTCCCGCTTCCCGCGTTGGTCGTAAACCCATCGTTTACAATCAGCACAGGAGCGGGTAGCGACTTCTGGGTGCCTGAAGAGCGTTGTCAGCCCGCTCGTCAGTTTTTTAGTCGAGCCTCTTCGACCGCGTCGTTCAGGTTTGTGCCATCCATCGCACTGACAACCTCAGTCCGGTCCAGCTCAAGCTTGACCTCGACCGGTTCGCCCGGGTCGCTGTCGCTTCCGCGGGTGCCGTAAATGGCAATCGCCTGAATGTCGTTGAATAGCCGGAATTTCAAGCGAAGGATATTCTTCGCTGTGATTGGGACCATTGTTCCGTCAGGTTTGGTCAGGTCCCACTTCCGCAGAATCTTCTCCAGCTCCATTGCAGTGACTCGGTCTTGCTGGGCCCGGTCCTTGCACTTTTCCATCTTGTCGAGAAACAGGGACCGCTCCTCGACAAGCAGCGGCTGGAAGCTGAAGTGGACGCCACCGTGAATTCCTTCAGCTGGTGCCAAGTATCCGTCTTCAGTCCCGTCAATAAAAGCTCCACTCACACTTCACCTCAAAATTACGGAGTGCTGTCGTTAGCGAACGACACCTCCATAGTGCTGCCCTTCTTGTATGCCGTGAAGGTCAAAGGCAGCAGCATTTCATTTCCGCGACTTCCGGAAACGGGAGACGTGTTGTCCGCTTTCAAATTACCAAACGTCATAGTCAATGATACGGTGCCGTTTGTGATTGTCAAAGTCGCACCGTCGATACCAGCCTCGCTGATATTGCCAAACGCACTGAGCGTATTCGAGCTGTACGGAACAGCGAGACGCAAGCCAACCTGCCGGTCGCCTGCTGGAATTCGTCGGCGATAAAGCGAGTTCATCTGGCGGTCTGTAATCAGGCCGTTGTCAAGAACCAGCTCGAAGTCCCGGATTTCGTAGCTGTTCCCGCCGTACGCGAAAACCGCTTCACTGAAAACGTACGGTTCCTTGTCGTCAATGGCCGTGATAGTCCCCGGGAATGAACTAGCAGAAACGGTTTCGTTCTTGCCTTCGATGTCCAGAGAAACGCCAATCAATCCGCCTTGGCTTCCGCGAATTGTCATCCGGCCAATCTTGCAGCCGCTGTACATGAATCGATTGCCGGTTCGGTCGACGATAATTCCAATCGTCGGAACCTGTTCGGTGAGAGCAAACGGAGTCGATGCGGTTCCCGTGACGAAGTACAGAATCGAGTTGAGCTCGACCGGAGTCGGGGTCATTTCAATGGACCCGCGGACAACGTGTGCAACCTGCCGGACACGCTCGTGATTGCGAGAACGAGTCCCGCGAATGCCGCCGTTGTAAGCAAAGCCATCAACCTTTCCAAGGCTCTCGGAAAGGAATTCGATTTGAAGTGCTGACGCGAAGTCGCCAACCGCAACCGAGCCGTCGTACGCAAGATTGTCGGTTACTTCGTCAACGTCCCCCGTGCCTTCGAGTTGCCAAGCAAGCTTGCTGTTCGTCGAGATTGAAACGTCACCGTAAATTTCAGCCATTACAAACCTCGCGTTTGGCGAGCCTCACAACGTATAGTCAGCGAGCATTGAAATAAGTTATTCCAGACAGCCGACGGACTGATGACTGGGCCGGGCTCAACCTTTGTGCGGTGAGCATTCCAGTCGCCACCAGTGACGAGTTGCTGGTCCCCTCGAAACGCCTTTGCAATCAACTCCCGCCACAACAGGAATTTATTGAGATTCGTTTCTGACAGGTCTTGATTGTTCTTGGCGAGAATCGACACGAGCACTGGATACCCAATGTCATCGCGTACGTTCGTCCCGCCGGGTAATTGTTCTGTTCCGAGTGGAGACACTATCACTGCTGGGTAAGGATACGTCTCGGAATCGTGACCACGTTCTGTCGGAATTTTTCTGATAAGTACGTTAGAGCCGACGTCTGCGAGGTTGACTGCGATTATGCGAGCCTGTATTGCCTGTAACAGCAGGAAGTGAATCGAATCAGAGCCGGAAGTTGTCGCGAAATACTCAACAGAGGATATCGAATCAACGCCTCCCGACGAAGAGACAACATACCCGAAAAAGTGGCCGGGGTCCAAGTTCAACGAAACATTGCCATTTCCGAGCCTTGCACTTCCAAGCGTCCAGACGCCGTCGCTGCCCAGACCGCCGGTAAAACGCTGGGTGTAAACAGAGTGGCTGTCCAGCACTCCGCCGCCGGCTATCGCAACGGTCGCCCCCGTGCCGTCTTCGTTATCTGTCCAAGTGTAGGTGGTCGGCATTATCTATTCTCGGGGAGCTTGCTCAAAATGTAGTAATACACAGTCTCCATTATCTTATCCACGGTGTCCTGCCGAAGATACATGAATTCGCGAGCCGGGATTGTACTGGTCCCGAAATTCTGTGCCGCCGCGTACTCGAGGTCGACCGTCGCTGTGATGCCACGTTCGGTCAAAAGGTAATTGCTCTGGTTGCTGACTTCTGATAACAGCTCTCCGCTGTCAATCAGCAGGTCGTGCGGGCCCATTGCGGCAACGGTGGCCGGCGAGTGCTCGGGCCAAGGGTTTCCGTCGGAGTCGACTTGGTCCGAGAAAATCTGCCAGAAATTGTCCTCGAGGTGATACGCAACCTCTTTCCAAGCCGGCTTGAAATCGCCCTGCTTCAAAAAGCCCTCAAATGCGTTCAGGACCTCGATACCCTTTTCAAGGTCCATTTCCATTATCGCATCCTCGAACAGTTCAGGACATGCCGGTTGCCCATCATTGAGGTTGAGATACCGTCGACAATCCACGCCTCGCCATTATCGCCTGCCGAAGCAGGGATGGTCAGCTTGTCGCCAATCCGCGGGGCAGTGATGGAGTATCGATTAAGCTCTTTCTGCCACACCGCGAAGTTCCGCCGGTTGTTGATTGCGAACGACGCCGGCTCTTTTGTGTCCTCGCGAGTCAACGGACGGACTTCAATCTCCCCGATGTCAACTCCAGCCTCATACGAGCTCGAGCCGGTCCTTCGGTAGTACCGCCCGGTAGTCTTGCAGTCCTTCGGGAGCATCCCGGGAATTCGTGCTAGGCTCGTGCTATCCATTAAAACACCACGTCTGTGATTGAGGCCATGAGTGATTTAATCGTCGCGTAATCGCCCGGGGACTCTTGCTTGAGCGAGTAGCTGTAGTATTCGAATGACTCGCTCGAGAAATCGAGCCCTGCATTCGCAACAGTCTTGGCAATTTGCCTCGCAAGCAGAATCGCCAACAGCTTGTGGTCTCCCGGGACCACGTTCGTTGAACCGTCAAAACCGGCCGTGTAAGTGACCTTGATATTTCCGATTCCCGGAAGGTGCGAGCCCACCAAGTCGGCACCGTACTTTTTGATGTAGTTCGACCATACCATTCCGATACGGTGAACGATGCCAGTCTCTGAGAAGTTCGCCCGAGAGATATCCAAGGCGTAGTCAACGCCGCTTGTCAATAACGTCGACGCAGCGAATGCACCAGAAGCGGAACCGTAGTATCCACTGTCGTCGACGTATATTGAAGCAATGGCAGTCACTGGCCTGTACCGAAGCACAAGCGTCGTCAATCCGCTCCCGCTGTAATACTCAGTCAGGGCCTGAGACGAATACAAATAACGGCTTGCGTTTGAGATAATCGATTCAGCTTTTGAGATTGCCGATTCAATTACCGCATCGTCAGCCGTTCCGCTGATTTGCAGCATTGCCTTGTATTCAGCGAGCGTGACGATAGCCATTGATTAGCGGGTGACAAAAACCCGGCCTTCTCGAGAGGTCAGAGCACTGCGAAGGGCTTGCCGGTACTTGTCCGGTACGTCCAACCCGAGCTCGTGACGTGACAGGTAAAAGGACTGATTGACCGGGTGGTCAACGCTCTTGTTTGGAGCGTAAGAGTACGGGTCGCCCTGCGATTCCATCCAGACTGGCTCGCCGGCGTCGTTGTACATCGGCTGTTCCGTTACCGGGTCCCAGCTGTGAATCCAGATTGTAATCTTGCGATTCTTCGGCTCAGCAAATACCTTGCCGCCGGACTTCAGCCGCTTGGCCTCGTCACAGAAAACCTTGGCAGCGGCGAATGCCTTGGCCGCAACAGCTTCAGTCTCGTAGCCAGTGTTGCTTGAGAGCATTGCCCCGAACAGCGTCAGGGCCACTGGCTCGAGTTCTGAAACGTTGAGAGTCTCTTTCGGCTGCGAGCCGTTCTTGTTGTCGTTCGACATTTTCGTCCTCGAAAGCTTTCCACAAAGCGGGCGGCAGCGTTTCGCCGCCCTTCACTTCATGGAATTTACGAAAACTACGCGGTGTCAAACAACCCCAAGTCAACCAAGGCCTGAACCACATTAGATGTTGCAGCCCAGTTGCTGTAGTTAGCCTTTGCCCGCTGCACAACCGGAGTCTTGCCGTAAAAACCCAGCTTTTGAGACGCGGCAGTTCCGATTTGAGTACCGGTCGTGGTTCCGAGTGCGATGTTCTCGCCTTCGCCAATCGTCAGGCCGGCAGCGGTTACAGTGAAAACTGCGTTTCCTGTCGCGTTATCGACAAAACGAAAGTTCCCGCTGCTCCAATCTGTCCGGACGTTGTAAACATATCCAGTGGACATTTTTTCCTCGCGATGATAACGAAACAGGACGGGGCGTAAACGCCTCGCCCTGCCTCGCGTGAAGTGGTATCAGTTGACGATTACAGAGGCGAAGCCGGGATTGCCCGCGGATACGCACTGTCTGCGAGAATCGCGAGCACGCTCACTAAACATGAGTTGTCCGCGTTGTCGCCTTCAATGGTTGCACTGACTGCGGTGAACCCGCCGTTTGCGTCAAGGTCTTCGGCCCGCACTTCAACCAGCAAGTGCAAAGCGTTCGTGTTGACGTCAGCGACCACTCGAGTTGCACCGGACGGGACCGAAGCACCGAAGGAAATGAAGTCGTCGGCAGTGCCGGAACCAACATGGACTTCGGTCCAAGTTCCTTGTGCGGTCATGGTGCCGGTCTTGTACCAGCACCGCGAAACAGCCAGAGCCTTACTGCCAGAGCCGGCAGTGTCGGTGGCTTGCTTCACTTCGAGGCCCAAGTCATCCACGTCTTCCGAGCCGCCCTTGACGAGCAACAGGTAGACGCGGTCGTAATTCTTCAGCGAGACCCAGTCCATCGCCACGTCTGAGTTGGCGTCTGATTGCCAAGCCAGCGGGTGAATGTCCAAGCCCTTTTCAAACAAACTTCCGGGAAGCATGATTTCCTCTCTAACGAAAATGTAACTGTGAAGGCCAGAGCCGTTATGGATTAGGCTCGGGTCTCAAGGGCGACGAAACTGGACTGAGTATTGGAACCCTTGTAAGGGGTCAATGGAGTGTCGTCCCACGGGCGAGCGTCGAGACGCATGGTGAACTTCAGAGCGGTCTGGTCAGTGAGGAATTCGACGTGAGTCGAAGCCATCTGGCTAACGCCACCCTTGGTGATGGATAGGACTTGGCTCAAGTCAGCCAAGAGCAAGTCGCCCACGGTTCCGACGGTCGCATTGAATTCAGTTTCAACGCGAGGTGCGGTCTTCAGCATCTGAGGTGCAACACCTGCGATGCCGTTGTTCGGGCGGTACAGGGCGATACCAGCGGTGCCGATTGCTTGGCTCAACGAATCGAGTTGAGGTCCGCAATCTTGGTTGTGGAACCAGCTGTATCCGTCAGCTGCAGCGTACCGGCGAGCCCACATTTTGTCGATGTTTGCTGCGACGATGGTGCTTGCGGCCTGTCCGGTTTCCTTGGTGATGTTCACCAAAGAGCCCGAATTCAAAATGCCGAGAGGCTGGCCGACACCCGTTCCATTGAAGATTGCGTCGCCGATGAGGAAGTTGAATTCCTCGGCTGCACACTTCTCCACGTACGACTGGACAGCGGTTCCACCGTCCGAAATGAGCTCTTCGGTCAGGTAGACCAGAATGCAGAGCTTCTTCAGGCGGAGCTGAACCTGTCGCATCTTCGGTGCGGACTTGGTGCCGGTCTGGCCTTCGCCCAGCCAGTATCCGCGGATACCGCCCTTGCGGCTTCCGTTTGCACGGCTGGTTTCAGCGTTCCGCATGAAAACCAAGTTGTTGCCAGCGACAGTGTAGTTGTCGGTCAGCGAGAAAATCTTGTTGTTGTAGACCCGCTCCAACATCCGGTCGGAGTATTCGGGCTGCACCATGTACCCGCCGTCTTCAGCGGCACCAACCGACATGCCTTGGACTGCCTTGTAGCAGCTGGCGTGACGATTTTGCCACTCTGCAGACTTCGAGTCCCGGAGACCGGTCAACAGGAAGTCGCCGAAAGACTTGAAGCCGCCTTCCTTCGCACCCTTGTACCCGGGGAGGTACGAGTTCTTGCGAAAGTTCTTCATCGTGTTCTCGCCGCGTGACCACAGGTTGTCGATTCGAACGACGTCCTGAGGCCCACCCTCTTCGATGTAAGAGACTGCGACGCCACCGTCACCACCGACAACTCGGTAGTTGGGCTGGTCGAGACTCTTGAGGGTCTCGAGAATGGCGGCTTGAGTCTTCTCGACCGCCTGAAGCTTTTGTTCAATGTTCGACATTGTAACCTCGTAGAAAATTTAGCGTTTGAACGCCTTCAGAAAGTCGAGCGTAGCCTGAGACGATTTTGTGATAGTCTCCAGCCGTTCACTCACGACACCGTCACCCTCGGTCCTCACGTCGGAGCGAGACTGTTCAACAAAATTCTGCAGCTGTTGTGCACAGGACTTCAGAATTTCAGCCTCCCGCCCGCGGATATTTCCGGACTGGACAACTGACTTGATTCGTTCTGCAATTCCACTCGTTGCGAATCGATTACGGGCCCCTGAGGCGAGAAACGATTTCAACTTCTCGTGCCAGTCAAGCCGGCGTCCGTTCGATACGAGTGGAGTGTAGTTGTACTTCGGGTTCTGCACGTAAGACTTCGCATACGTGTCTTCAACCTTGCCCATCATCGTCGACAATGCTTCGAGCGTGGTCGCGATAAGAGCCTCGATTTCCGGGTTCTCGAGAGTGGTTGCACCCTCTTGGATGTTTACCCGGACTTCGTTGAGTGCGTTGTAAGCGGCTTCGACCAGCTGTGCCCCGTAAGGCTTTGGCGTCTCTTCTCCGCCGTTGCTCTTCATTTCGCCTTCTGGGTCAGCGGCTGCGTCCGGGCTTTGGCCGGGAGCTGCAGCGGCAACGTCAGGGCTTTTCCCGGGAGCGGCCGGCGGAGCGGCTGCTGCAGGAGGTGCGGCACCGGGCTTGGTCCCCGGAGGGGGAGCGTCGCCGGGTCGTTTCATTTCTTCGTCTTGCTTTTTCACTTGACCTCCGAGAGCGTCGCCCTCTTCACAGTCGCACTTCATCTTGTCGTCACAGGCTTTTGCAAACCGCATTTTTATGTCTCTCTTCGTGCTGTAACCCGGAACCTGCAGCTTGCGTTCAGGGATTACAAGCTCCAGAGACTTCGCGATACCAGCTGAGATTCTGCGGCCGGCGAGATAGCCTTTTGCAATCACGTCTTGGACCGCCTCGGGATTGCACCCAATCGGCACCCATGACCACTCAAGCAGATACCACTTGTTGAACCTTTGGACGCCATTGACCCGGCTGGGCGAACCGATAGGGTCGAACCGAATCGAAGTCGCCCGGATGGTCTTCTCGTTCACCAGCTCAAAAATCTGTTCGGCTTCCAGAAACTTATTCGTGAAGTGACAGGTCGCTTTGATGTTTTCGCTGGTGGGGTAAATCTCAAGCTTACCAGTTTCCTTGTCTTCTGAAATGCCAATCGGTTTGGTGAACCCATCAAAGGCATGATTCCAGAACACAACCGGATTGAGCCGGTACTGAGTGAGGTCGCAACCGAGCGGGTCCATTGAGTCCCCGACACGGTCCACGGCAGGAGTCGAAATGATTGCCGAAGCGGTCATTTTGCTCGAGTCAACGTCGACAACGTAGCCTATCTGTGGCAGAGAAATAGTTCCGCCAGTCATCGATAAGTTGTTGTTTTCTTTGCTCACAGCTGGTCTCCCGCGATTAAATGTAGGCGAATCAGTCGCCCACCGCGTCATTGCTTTACAATGAATGTAAAGAATTCAGGGATTACCAGCGAAAGATTCTTGTGCCTGATTATGGCGTTCACCGCGTCGAAATAGCAAAGGCGAGTCTTCGGCTGCACCCAAGCCCCGTTGTAGTAGTATTGCTTCACCGAGTCATCGCT